TGAATGCCGCTACAATAATTGCACGTTGAGCTTGACGACCCATATATGGTGCGCCCGAAGTCTTGTTGCCGCTAGCATTTACCCAAGTATTGGTTTGAATGTCTGCCCAATATTCAGTATCGCTAGGATCGGTACCAACGGGCGGTTCAGACAGTGCAACATAAATTACACCATTGTAATTTACAAAGCTGTTGAATGCATACTGTGTGGTACTGCTGTAGATATCTACACTGAATGCTGTGGTGTTAAAGTAGTCAGCTTCAAATTTCTTAACATCAAATCCACTACGACGTGTGTTCCACAACAGGGTTCCTTGAGCATACAGCGCAGGATTTGGTGCATCAATATCCAAGTAGTTGCTGGTCAAGTATGTGTTGCTGTTGATTGGTGGAATTGGATCCGTAATAGGATTTGTAGTTCCGTTGTAGCTCCAACGAGCATCTGCAAACAAGATACCATTTTCTGTAGTAGAATCAGTGTTGTTGATCTGAACCCATTGGTCAGCTCCTTCAACATTGCTCCAACGATACAGCAAAGGATAGTTTTCTAAGTCGCTGGTGTCGACCCATAAGTCACCATAAACCAATGGGCTTTGTGCTGTATTGGTTTGTGTTGTTGGTGCTGTGGTTGCAAATATAGGACCTGCAGCATTGGTTTGTTGCAAATCGTAGCCACGAACATCGTTGGCAACCGTTTGATAACCTACCCACTGACCTTGATTTTGAATCATGATATCAGCTTGTGTTGTAGCTGAGTAATACCAGTAAGTTCCTGTTGCAGGATCTTGATCAGGTGCAACCGAGCTGGCACTATAGGTAAATGTTGGATTGCCTACCCAGTAGCTGAGTATCAATGAACTGCCAGAACCTGCACGGCAGAATGTTGTGTTGGTAGTAAATCCTGCTGTAGTCAGCGGAGTTCCAGAACCTGGAGTCAACACAATGTCGCCACCTGCGGTATGTGTAAACACCAAGGCACCTAAGCTGTTGACTGTAGCATTAACATAGGATGCAAATGTGCTTGAACCAACTGCGGCGCTGACTGCTGTAATAAAGTCGGCTACTGTTGTACCGGTCAAGGTAACTGTAACTGGACTGGCCAAGTCAGCCTGCCCAGGGACCGTAGCAGCAATAGTAAATGTGTTACCGCTAGTAAACGCACCTGGTGTATTGGTATTGCCAGTTACGATTGTTTGGCCGGCTGCATAGCGTTCAAAAATTTCAATGCCAAATGTAGCTGGGCTGGCAAAACCAGGATTGGTAATACCAACGGTAGTGCCCGGAACAATGTTAAATCCGCCACCGCTTGGATCTAGTGTATAGATTGCTGTGGCATCATTTGGATACAGGTTGCAAGTTTGTTGCACCCAGGTGCCCAAGGTCAAATTGTATTTTTGCATGGACAAGTTAGCGCCAAGGTTTACATTGTTGGTGCGTTGCCATACAGAACCAGTTGGCTCTGGTTGATCATCTGTGCTTCTCCAGCGTGGTGCTGAATAGTTAGGAGCTGCCAAGAATGTTGGAACATAGTATGTGCCAGCTGTGATTCCTAGGTCGCTTAATACTGTGCCAGATCCGGCGGCAATAATCACTTCACCGTCGCCGGAGTGTGCTGTTTGATTGGCAAAAATCTGTAATTTTCCATCAACATAACCAGAATAAACACCTGGAATGCTAGCACTGTTAATAGCATTGCTTACACCTTGAACTGTGTTGTTGGTGCTAGCAGGAACTGTAATCTCTGTGCTATTAATGTAAAATGTATTGCCCGCTGTTAATGACGTAGGAGCCAAAGTTCCTTGAACTGTAGCCCAACTGGTTTGCCAATCGTGGCTACCAATCAACTGCCAGGTGTTATATAAATCCAACAAATAACTAGACGATGTTTGGCCAGTGGTAGGGCCACCACGCTTGAAGTAGCCAGGATTGTTTACATTGGTTGAAGTGATGGCATAATTGCCAATGCTTCCGACGCTTTGTGAAGGAACAGTTGTACCGGTTTCAAGTTGAGTAGCGTCGGTAATAATCAATGGAACCTGATTGGTAAATGCGCCAGTGGTGATATTCCATTGATAGATACCCCATAAACTAGTAGAAGTGTTTAACCAATAAGTGCCGTTGGGTGGGGTACCTACTGGACGAACCAAGCTGGCTGTAAGAGCCGCTAAGTCAACATCAACACGCTGAATGTAGGCACGGTTAGTAATGCCCAGGGCACTGTAGGCTGCTAACAAACCGTATTCGTTCAGCTCGTAACCGTTGATAGGTGTTCCGGCTGTGGTCTTGTAGAAGAATGGAACGCCATAAGTAGTTGACAAGTCGCGTTGACTTGTAATCAATGTAACCTGATTGGCATTGGCCTTCAAGGTTCCAGCAGCAACTCCTGTGCCTGTTCCAGAAACTTTGTTCTGAGCCGTTGCAATCAAAATATAAGGTACCGAGTTGGTAGCGGCAGGAATGTATTGACTTTGATCAATAACGGTGACTTGAACGCCAGGTGATAATAGTGCCATAGGTAAAATCCTTTTTTCTAGTTATAGATATTTATTAGAAAAGGCAAAAAGAACCTCGTAATAGAGACCTTTGGCAAAGGTTTTCACTATAAATACAGCATGATTCGTCCCATTTGTCCTGCTTGCAAGCAAAGACCACGTGCTGTAAACTACTATAAAGACGGGCTGGTTCATTATCGAGCCAGGTGCAGTTATTGTATTTCTAAGAACCGGACCGTCAAACCGCCCGAACCAAGATGGCGCACAGCCGGCTATAAAAAAAAGCTGGCTTGTGATCGTTGTGGATTCAGATCAAGATATGCTAGTCAACTGTTGGTGTATCATGTAGATGGCAATCAGCATAACACAGTCCTGCGCAACTTGACCACAATTTGTCTAAACTGTGTGGAGGAAATCAAGCGACTAGATCGGCCTTGGAAGCCTGGAGATTTAGAACCAGATCTTTGATCTGGCGATACAGGTTGTCTAATCCGTCGGCATTGTTGTCAATGACCGCATCAAATTTGGTGCCAATCCAGGCCCACTCAGACGGATGGACCTTTTGAGCCACCATGTAGGCCACAGCTGATTGCACCTGCTGATTGGCGGCCATGGCGTGATCATACCAATAGGGCTCGGGCCCACGAGTCACACGAATAACAATTCCGCCTGCTGCTTTGATCGCTTTGATTTCGTTAGGAAAACGGCAGTCTGAAATCACAATGTCATCCTGTGTTTTACGCAGTTTGTTTTCTAAGCTGGCAATCCAGGTATCGTCGTGAAAACTACGGCGCACTACTTCGGTTCCCCAGTGCTGTAGGACCCAGCGTGGAGTAAGATTGGGCATGTTCAAGCGTTCGGCCCACCAGGGATCTACCTGTTCACGCCAGGCACGGCTTTCTTTGGTACGGCCTTCCAGCAATTCACGATCCCATCCAAATACTGCTGCTACTGCATCTTTCAAGGTCGCAGCAAAACTTTCTCTACGGAATTCGTGTATGTTTTGCAAGTAGTCAGCTATGGTATCTTTGCCCGATCCAATCAGGCCAACAATTCCAATAATCATCTAATTTCCTTTACATTTAAGTGCCGTAGTGTGGCCTGTAGCATGTCAATCTGTCGCCGACAGTCTTCTAAAGCATGGTGACTGGTAGCAGGTTTAGGCAGTTCAGGCCATAGACTATAAACTGTTCTAGCATCGCGCACATTGTAAAACTGCCAAGGCAATGCTTTACCGTAGCTTTTGTAGGCATGCTCAAGAATGTTCATGTCGTAGGTGGGACCATTGGCCCAGATAAACTTGTGTTGCCAGGCCAACTTGTATAGGCTGTCTAAGGCCACATCTAGATCCACACGACCTTCTTCCATAAAGGCTTCGGCCTGTGCTTCAGGTTGAGTAGCCCACCAGTCTATGGTGTCCTGTTGTATGTTACGATCGGGCTGACTTTCTAAGGTGATGCGGGCATAGTATTGTCGATTGTAGTAGCCCGTACCAAATGGATCAAAGCTCTGTGCGGCAATGGTCAGAATAGTGGCATCCGGACCAGTGCCTAAACCTTCTATGTCGATCATCAGTGAGCTCATGCTATGATTATAGCACAAGTTAAGGGTAAAGTCTAGTAGGTGTTAGCCGATTACAAAAGAATACGGTTGACTGCCATCTACATAGCGTTTGAGATCATCAACCAATTGATCCATTTGAGCCTGACTTTCGGCTTTCATGGCCGAACCATTCAGAGTGCTACCACCTTGTGGCCCAGCAATGGTAGCAAATTTTTCACGTGCTTCGCCAATGATATGTTTGCAAGCGGCTGTGCAGTAGTCACGAATCCATTGTTGAATTTGAAAATCACTTAGGAGATTGAATTCTGGTTTCAAGTTGTAGGTCCACAACAGGACATTTTCGCCAGTGCCTTTGGGATCACGAATCAACTGTAGTTTTTTGGTAACAGGATTGTATGTGTAGTTCATGTAGGCACCAAACATGCGCCCAGCCTGTTGAACATATTGTGTATAAAAGTCGTATGTGGCCAAGCCACCAGCCACGTTGAAGTTCATGAGATACACGTTCATACTTGCTTGGCTAAACGGATCAAAGTTACTGGCATACGGGCCAGTTGAATCGCCAAAAGTCCTACGATAAATTTGGCGCACCGTAATCACTTCCTGTGGCAAGTCGTAGATATTGACGTTGGTAACCAGTTCTAAAAAACTGTAGCTTTCTTCGTAAGCATTTTGAGCACGTTGGCGGTAAGTGCCAATGGTCTTTTGATATGCTGCTTCGTAGTGTTCAG